AGCTTGTAATGATGGCAGTTATATTATTTGCAGCATTTTGGCTTTTCTTGTTCAATTATAGAACAGATAATAAAGAGAAATATGAAAATCATAAATGGTTAATTGGAGTAGATTTAGTAATCAATATGGGAATGTCTCTTACGGGCTATTTGTTAATTTCAATAGTTTTTACTAATATTCCTCAATTAGCATCTTATGCTACTTATCGATATCCAGTAGGATTTTTATTTGGATTGACCTCTAATGTAAGTATTCCCATCGTATTGAAGTGGTTTCAGCAACAGATCACTAAAAAACTTAATGAAGTAGGAAAGAAGTGAGGTAGATTATGGAAGAACACACAAATGATAGAAACCATCTTGAAATTACAGAAGAACATGCAAATCGTTTAGAGCAACTTGAACTTGAAACTAAGGGAATGGTTGCGGCCAGTAAGGTGTGGATTTATGTTATCATAGGTCTTCTTGTGTATATGGTTTTCATGGTTATTCCAGACATTGACGAAAAGGTTACATGGATGGAAAAGGATCTCAATTCAGTACTGGTACAATCAGAACGATTTAAAAAGGCGACAAGAGTTTTTGCGAAAGACAATCAATGCTCATCTTGTCATTTGAGTCCAGATTATCTACTTCACAATCTCTTGTTGAAATATCCAAGTTTTTCTGACATTAAATCATTCATGTTAGTCGGTCATCAGAGATATTACACAATGACTACTCCAATCGCTGATGAAGAATTGCTAGCCATATATCGGGCATTACAATGAATATGATGGATAAAATTGGCATATCTTTAATTTGGGTATTTTGGATGATGTCTGTGTCTGCGGTCGAAGGACAAATCATATCAGAATACAATCCGACACATGGTTCAACGTTTGATCGAGTGAATAAACGAGGGTATGTTATTTGTGGTACTAATGATGAGTTCCCTGGCTTCTCTCGTGAATCATGGAGTTCGGAAGATGGTAGTAGATGGGGGGGTTTTGATGTTGATATTTGTCGAGCAATTGCGGCCGCAATGTTTGGTGATGCAGAAGCAATTGAATTTACTATTGTCAATGGGAAAACTCGATTTGAATTTTTGATAGACGGTTCAATAGATATTCTTTCTGCGGCAACCACATATACCTTTACGAGAAATGTTGCAAAGAAATTAGAATTCATGCCGACAACATTCTATGATGGTCAGGGGTTTATTGTGAGGAAAACTCTTGGTGTATCTTCTGCAAAACAGATGGAGGGTGCTAGGATATGTTTCAGTGGAACAGGAACGGCGGCAAAGAACATTGCAGACTTTATGGAATTACATGGGATAAGTTATATTCCTGTTGCTGTGAAATCTACAGAAAAGACGAAAAATGTATATAAAAGGGGTGATTGTGATATGTATGGTACAGACAGGTCAGGTCTTGCATCTAATAGATTGAGTTTTGATGATCCTGATCGTCACATGATACTTCCAGAGATTATCTCAAAAGAACCTCTTGGGCCTGTTGTTAGATACGGCGATCAGAAATGGTCGGATGTTATTCGGTGGACAGTATATGTTTTGTTTATTGCCGAAGAAATGGGGATAAACTCCCAGAACATAGACAGTTTTAAGAATAACATAGACCCAAACATTCAACGCTTTATGGGTGAAAAAAATGGAAAAGATCACCCCCATCTTGGAGCAAAACTTGGGTTGGGTGCAACTTGGTCGTATAATATAATCAAACAAGTTGGGAACTATAGAGAAATATATGAACGTAATGTAGGAGAAAACACTTCACTTGGATTAAAACGAGGTCTGAATAGACTGTACAATCATGGAGGATTGTTATATGCGCCACCGTTGAAGTAGTTTATGCAACACAACAGTAAAAACTTCTTTGATGGTGTACCAGAGGACAGAACAGCAGTTGATAACATTTTCCGATTGAATGTTACCAATCAAATGCGATTGAATATAATGGCTGATGCAAAGGCCAATATTATGATTACTGTTACTGCCATCGTGTTTTCTGTAACTGTTGCTGAATTAGACAACGAAATCCTAAAATATCCGTTGATGTTTTTTGCAACCTGTTGTATCATCTCATTACTATGTGCGATAATTGCTATAATACCTAATACCAAATATCCAAAAGATGAAAATGGAAATTTGAATAGGAAATCTTTGTATTTTGACCCACTCTACTTCGGTCATTTTTCACACATGGAAATGGATGAATACAAGGAACATTATGCAAATTCGTTGATGACTGATGATAAGATATACGACACATTAGCTAAGGAAATGTATATCAGTGGTAGGTCACTCGCACTCGTAAAGTATAAATGGTTGAGGTTGTCTTACACATCGTTCCTTTTTGGTATGTTGGGGGCAATGATTATATCTATTTTTGGATTACCCATTTTCGCAGGTTCGTGGGACATAATCAACGGTCAATTTGGAATACATGGTGAGGTTTGGCAAAACTTTAAGGATGGATTTTGTCAATTGACTATAAAATGTAGAAACAATTTGCGATAAAAAAGAAATAAAAATGATTGAACAAAAAACATACTTAGGCAATCCGTTACTCAAGGGGGCATATGTACACCAAGACTGGTCAGAAAAACAGGTTGGTGAATATATTAGATGTCAACAAGACCCAATTTATTTTATCGCCAAACATCTGAAAATTGTTTCTCTCGATGAAGGATTGGTCGATTTTGATCTTAGACCTTATCAAAAAGACATGATCGAGAAGTTTTATAATGAACGATTTGTGATCTGTAAAATGGCCAGACAATCTGGGAAGTCAACCACAATCCTTGCATATCTTCTACACTATATCCTTTTTAATGAAAACGTGAATGTTGCAATTCTCGCAAACAAAAAAGCAACAGCAATGGAACTTCTTGGAAGATTACAACTCGCATACGAACACCTACCAAAGTGGTTACAACAAGGAATATTGATATGGAACAAGGGAAATATTGAGCTAGAAAATGGCTCTAAAATTCTTGCAAGTTCCACTTCTGGTTCTGCTATTCGGGGTGGTTCATTCAACATCATTTTTTTAGATGAGTTTGCATTTGTGCCTTCCAATATTTCCGAAGAGTTTTTCAGTTCTGTATATCCTACAATTACTTCGGGTAAGAGTACGAAAATGTTCATAGTTTCTACTCCTAATGGAATGAACATGTTTTACAAGTTGTGGACGGATGCAGAAGAGGGGAACAATGATTATGTTCCCATTTCTGTTCATTGGTCGCAAGTTCCAGGCAGAGATGATGAATGGAAACAAAAGACAATTCGGAATACGAGCGAGAGGCAATTCGAGGCAGAATTTGAATGTTCTTTCTTGGGTAGTTCTAATACTCTTATTTCGACCGAAAAACTCATGTCGATGCCGTTCAAAAAACCAATTTATCAATATGATGGATTGGATATCTATCAAGAACCTATAATGAACCACACATACGTTATTGTATGTGATGTTGCAAGAGGTGTCGGTTTAGATTATTCGGCATTTTCGATATTCGATGTTACAAAACAACCATATCGACAAGTTGGGAAGTATCGAAAGAATGACATATCGCCGATGTTGTACCCCAATGTTATTTTTACAACTGCACGAAAATATAACGAGGCATTTATTTTAGTAGAGGTGAACGATATTGGACAACAAGTTGCTGATATTCTCTATCACGATATGGAATATGAAAATATGATGATGGTTACGATGCATGGTAGAAACGGGCAACAAATAGGGGGCGGATTTTCTAAAAACGTATCGATGGGAATTCGTACAACAAAACAAGTCAAGCGAATAGGATGTGCAACACTCAAAGATTTGATCGAGAGAGACAATTTACTTATTGAAGATTTCGATACGATTAGTGAATTGACAACATTTATTGGAAAAAGTACATCGTGGGAGGCGGATGATGGGGCTCATGATGATTTGGTGATGGGATGTGTTCTCTTTTCTTGGTTAGTCCAACAGAGGTACTTCAAAGAACTCACCGACCAAGATATACGAGAAAAAATGTTTGCAGAACAAATGAAAATGATCGAGGAAGATATGGTTCCTTTTGGAATTATCAATGATGGTAATGATCCTGATGAGTTTCAGATCCCAGGCGATGATAATATTTGGAAACCAATAACCGATAAAGATCAATATGAATATTTCTAAAGGTATTCTTTTTTCATAGTCTCTGACTCAAAACCAAAATCGTCTTCTTCTTTTGCAACTTCGATATTCAACAACATAAGTAACGCATCTATTTCTTTTTCCAACTCTGGTCGAATATTACGAAGTCGGAAGAGATATTTGATACTTTCTTTTTCGATCATCTCTTTACTAACACGGACAGAAGTATAACTTTTTTTGTTTTGACTTTTGGTTTGGAGTACGAGATGTTCGGGGTTGACACAACCATTGTTTTCACAGGTTTGATGAACAACCATATTTTCAGCGATATTTCCTTTGTGTAAAAGATATGAAAATCGATGTGCGGGCATAGATTTTCCATCAACCGAAAACATACCATAACCCTGTTTTTGTCTGGCCGCTGTCCAAACATGGCAGTCATTGGTTTTGTTGACTTTTGTATTAAACCGATCTATCGTTTTTTGTGGAAACTTCATGTTTACCGTACACTAAATATTATTAGTCAATTACGGATATTTATAAATATTCTATAAGGATGATAAAACAATAGTACAGAAGTATGGTCGGATCAAGACAACGAAAACTAAACAAGATCGAGGGTCGACAGACAAAGAATCGAAACAATTCGAGGATTTTCGTTATAATTGTACAGGCACTAAAAGATTATATAAAGGTAAACAGTTTAAGTTTGCAAAACCGAATTCAAAAAAATGGGTACGTTTAATAAAAAATGATTATACCCAAAACAATACAAATAAAGGAGAAAAATGTCGTTTCAAGTAAGTCCAGGCGTTAATACCTCAGAAATTGATCTGACCAATGCAGTAGTCGCTGCAGGAACCTCTACTGGTGGG